ACGATGATTGCCATGATAGCCTCAGTGAAGAGTGCGACGCGCCATGCCGGCGGCGGAATTGTCGGCGGCAACACTCCCAGCGGCGATTTGCAGCCCGTACTGTTAAACAGTGGGGAACTGGTGTTGAACAAGGCCCAGCAGGGTGCGTTGGCCTCGCAGCTACAGGATAGCAGAGTCGTTACGGCGAGCGGGACTCCCTATGTGACCGGTGAGGAGATATACCTTGGTTTGAGCAACTATCTCAGGCGAAGGGGATATGGAGAAATAGTGACTACACGAGGATAAAGTATGAAAAAAGGGAATGATTTAATCGTAATGAGCGACGGAGTAGCCATAGCTGCCTCGAAAAGCTGCACCATAGATGTGAGCTGCCAGACTAAGGAAATAGGATCCAAGGGCAGCGGTGACTGGAGGAGTTATATAGCAGGTCGAAAGAGCTGGGAAGTAAGCACGTCGTTCCTTGTTGGTGACGCTCAGAAGATAAAAAGTCTGGTGACTCGGACTGGGGCTACTGTAACGCTGTCCTGGGGGGCTCGCGGTGACGACACGGATCGGATGAGCGGCACGGCTATCGTGGGGAGCTGCAAAATAAGCGGGACCCGCGGGAACCTGGTGCAAGGCAGCTTCAGTTTTAAGGGAACCGGCGAGCTAAAATGAGCGGATATCAGGTTCGGAGGCTACTGAGCGGATAAAGGCTAGAGCTTATTCGGATGAGTGTGTGGTTACGGTAAGCCCCTAACAGGGAAACTTCGGAACTATAGTTGAGGGTTGCGAACAAGAAAGAGTCAAGAATATGGATAATTTTTGGAAGATAATAGGATTGCGCAAGATGCGCAGCCGCGAAATTGAGGGGGCTTCCATCCCGGCAGATTCGGGAGGAGCCCGCAAGGATTCGGGGAGCATCGACTGGGGGTCTCAGATTGCGGTGGTAGGTGGCCGGAGTTCTCTGCTGATTCCGGCCTGGTATCGCGGTGTTAGTCTACGGATGCAAACGATGGGGCAGATGGTGGTCCAATATCAGAGACGCAGTAAGGCAGGCGGGAATTATGCGGAAGATGACTATGGCCAGAACGGTTATTTGAACTATCTACTGCAGGTTCGGCCCAACCCTCTGATGACGGCGAGCCAGATAATGGAGCAGATAGAATTCAGGAAGATATTCTACGGCAACGCCTATGTATATTTGGAGCGAGATGTCTCAGGCCAGCTGACAGCCATGTGGTTATGTACGCACGGCATCTACCAGGAGGGCCAGGACCAGTATGTGCTCACCTATCATACTCCGCAGGGTGATATTACGGTAGAGGCGGACCGCGGCGATGTTCTTCATTTCAAGAACATCTTCCTCCGCGACAATTTTGTGGACGGCATGCCTGTGATACAGTATGCCCTGAAGAGTCTACAGATAGCAGGCACGGCCGACCAGCAATCCTTGCAGGATATGGCGAAAGGCGGGCGCTATAAGCTACTTGTGCGAGAGGACACGCAGCCGAGCCTCTCCTACGGAGCGAGCGCGGCGGTCCGGGCCGACCAGCAGGAACTGCGCCAGCTGACGAAAGAGCTGGGCGAAGACTGGATGAGTAAGGACGCTATATTTGCGAGCAATGTTGCCGACGTAAAAATCATTTCTCAGACTGCATCAGATTTGAAGCTGTTGGAGACACGCGGCTATCAGGTGACCGAGCTGGCCCGGCTGTTGGGCGTCCCCAAACCGATGATGATGGACGATTCGAATTCCAGCTATAAGACACCGGAATCAGCTACTCAGGAGTTTCTCCTGCGGACTATCTCTCCTCTGATACGGGAGATGGAGGATGAGCTGAATTCCAAGCTGCTGAATGCGGGCGATTTTGGGAAACGCCGGATACATGTATGCGAGAAGGCACTGCGCCGTCTTGATCCGACGGCTCAGGCCAATTTGTTCAAGACCTACCTGGAGACCGGCGCCTACACTGTAAACGAGATACGCGGTGAGATGGATATGCCGAGTGTTGAAAGTGGCGATAAGAATTATATCTCGACAAACCTGGCAGAACTCGGGAGCAAAAAACTGAGCGGTGCGCCAGGCGTTGGTAAGATTGCAGGCGCGGAAGGAGGTGAATCATGAGGTGGCTGACACTGGAACTGATAAAGGCTCATATGAGGATAGACGGGGATTCGGAGGATGATTATCTGAAGATGCTCGGCGAGAGTGCGGAAGAGACCGTGCTGAACTATATCGGGAGGAGTTACGACGACCTGCTGGCGACGTATGGCATCCTGGACGGAGACCATAAAAAAGTCCCCACCCCGCTTGTGGAAGCCTCACTGATGCTCTGCCTGAACAGTTATGAGAACCGAGGGGTGGCGAGTGTGACGAACTTATATACGGTGCCCTACGGCTTCGATGCGAGGATAAAACCTTACATGAAGCTGACGCGCGGAACTGAATAAGAAATGGGTGGAGGATAAAATATGGGATATTCAGCTGGGATGCTTGACAAGCGAGTGACAATATTGAACCGCGAGGCACAGACATCTGGAATGTATGGTTTGGATTCGGACGGTGTGAGCTGGAAGGAATCCGGGACCGTATGGGCTAACGTGAGCTGGGTGAAGGGTTTGTCGGCGATGCGTGAGGGCGCCTTGGACGTGTACGGGATACTGATGGTGAGGATGAGATGGAATGCCTTCACCACTCGTAACAGCCGTATCGTTATAGGCTCCCGCAAATATGAGGTGATGGGCGAGACCTTCCATGCCGACTATAAGGGTAACACGATGCAGATGAACGTGAGGGAGGTAGAATGAGAGGCGTTGTTTTCTGCAAGGGACATTTTTCCCCACACTGCTGCGGGAAATGCGGCTATTGCGCTATGGGTAAGCCCCGCGAGTAGTAACCGTGATAAGTAGAGAGACAAAAGAATCAAGATATGAATATCTATCAAAAGGACAAAAAGGAAATAAGGACGACCCCATGCCGGCTATCGGTGAAGGAAATGCGTGAGTCGGCACCTGCGGGCGAGAGCCGCGTCATTGAGGGTGTGGCTATCGTTTTCGGCCCGGAATACCGCGTCACGGACAGTTGGGGCGACACTTACGTAGAGCGGATATCCCCCGAGGCCGTGACGACGGATTGGCTAAAGACTCAGGACGTGAAATTAAACCTCCTGCATGAGCGCAACGCGACTATTGCGAGATGTAACAAGGGAAAGGGCAATTTACAGATGAGCGTGGAGAAAGACGGCCTGCACTTTAACTTTGAAGCTCCTGCCTGCGACCTCGGCGACCGAGCCCTGGCCCTGGTTCGTGCCGGAGTGTACAGTGGTTGTTCGTTTGAATTCTATCCTGGGGATTATGAGGTAAAAGAAACGCAGGACGCCTCAGGCGATACAGTTACAGAGGTAACCCATACTCATTTTGAGTCGTTGAGCGCTCTAACGATAGCTATGGACCCGGCCTACGAAGAAACCAGCGTCACTGTGAGAGAGCTGCTCAAGAAGATGGATGACGTGGCACACGCGCAGGATGCAGCACGAGCCTCGGAGCGTGTCGAGGAAGCAGCCGAGCATTCCGCTGCAGAGGAGAGATGGTATCTGCGAGAGGAGGAAAAATTGCTGCGGCTCAAACGCCGGGAGCGGATGAACAGGAACCGTTACTGTTAGAAGAGATAGTTTTTTTAAAGTATTAATTTTTAATCGGTTAGAAACATGAGATTTAAGAATTCGAATGAGGCTGAAGTCAAGCGCCGCGAGCTGCTTGACCAGCAGAGTGAGGTAAACGACAAGCTGGAAGTGCTGGAAGAGACCCTTGTGAAGCGCGAACTGAAGGATGCGGAGAAGAAGGAGCATGCATTCCTTGTGCGCGAGTTCGAGCGTCTGCAGCGCGAAATAGACCTCTGTTCGCGCGAATATACGGCGCTGTATCAGAGCGAGAAGTCGGAACGCGAGGCCAAGCAGGCGGAGAAAAAGAATGTCGGCGAGCAGCTGCGCGAGGCCCTGAAGTCGGCGAGGGCAAACAAGAATTCCCGTGAGATTGTACTGGGCAACGGAACCGATGGCGGCGTGACTTCGAGCGGTGCTATTACCCTGAACCTTCAGGACATGATTCCCACTCTGAACGAGGGTCTTGGTCTGCCTCCCGGAGTTACTATCGTAACAGGTGTGACGGGGAATGAGCTGTGGCCTGTGAGTCTTGACGACGCCGACTTTGAGGAAGTTGGTGAGACTGTGGAACTGAAAGAGCAAGACCTTCACTTCGACAAGATATCGCCGACCGTAAACCGCAGCGGCGCCACTTTCGCCGTGAGCAATCAGGCTATCGACAATGCAGACTTCGATGTACTGGGGTTTGTCCGTTCCAAGATAACCCTTGCAGAGAAGGCCTATTTGGCAAAGAAGGTGTATTCTCAGGCCGCCTTCACCGGAATCAAGGGTCCGTATAGCGGTATGACTTCGGCAGGCACCATCACCATGGACAAGACAGCTTACAAGAATCTGCTGCTGGCTGTAGCTTCGTTTGGTGCCAAGGGTTACGACGACTCCGACGTTTGCCTGGTGATGGACAAGGTGACGGAGGCAGAGTTGAAGGCCACCCCGAAGGCCGACGGCCAGGGCGGTTTTGTGATTGAGAATGGTAAGTGCGCGGGCTATGACTACGTGACCAGCCACTACATCAACACCACTCTCGACGCAGACGGCAAGGCTTTAAAGGACACTACGGACCGGTTCATCGGTGTGGGTCTGTTCCGCTATTTGGCCGTTCAACAGCATGGTCAGGTGAGACTTACCATTGACCCGGTGACAGGCGCACGGCGCAATGTGACGCTTGTGACCATCAACACGGCCTGGAGTATCACCGACCTGAGCGCGAAGACGACCACGAACGGCAAAAAGAACTCAACTACAACGGCCTTTGCCCTGTATAAGGTTGCAGAGCCCGCGTAAACGGCAGGCGCGGACGGAATGAGAAAGCCTCCGTCCGCGCCCTGCAGGCATACTTCGGGCAATCCGGGGGTTAAGATACAGACATTAAAAGAAAAACAGACGCATGAGTTTGCAGACAGACTTAATATTCCTCAGGGCTCTGAATGAGTCGAAGGCCATTTCCAAGGCCGTAAACGGGAGAATCTATGGCACGGCGATACCACTGCCAGACGCTGACGCGGATAGGGTACCGGTACCGTACGTAATAGTGACTTTCGACGGTATGGAAAATGACCTGGAAACGAAGGATGAAGGCTTTGAGGGTGAAGAAGACACGGTGAAAGTGGGCGTACTGTATGCCGCCCGCACCAACGATTCCATCCACGCGCTGGGAGAGGCTATAAGAATCGCGATCCGCGATTTTTTTGAGGGGATAGCCCCGGACTCGGACGTGTATGGTCTTGTTCCGGAGAGCTACGTGCTGAAGGGCGAGCGGATAGAGTATGACCCACTGAAGCCGTGTTATTATCAGAAACTGAATTACGAATGCGTCACAAAACGATAAGACTATGCAAGGACAAAATTTGAGACTATTTATCGGCGAAAAGGTGGTAGCCGGTGCTACAGACTGTACGGTCCACATTGCCGCCACGTTGGAGGACAGCTCGACGAAGGACGACACGAGCGGAGCCCCTAATCAGGAGTTTGTAGGTTACACCTACGACATATCGAGTGACTCACTGTTTGCCGTAGACGGCAGTATTGACATGCTGAGCACGATGCTGGCCGGTCAGGCAGTGGCTTTTGACTTTGAGCAGACCAATGGGGACAAGAACCAGGTGAAGGTAAAGTCATTGGTAAGCGGGAAGGTTATCTTGAACGATGCGAGCTTCAAGGCTACGAACAAACAGAAGGCCACGGCCACGTTCCAGGGCCAGGGTGTGGGCCCGCTGAGTATCAACGGTAAGGAGATAGGGTCTTCTGCGGTGGTTCCGGGGGCATAAGGAATTTTCTGTCATAGATAATTTTTGGTTATTTTTAGGTTACATTTATTCTCTCCCGTTCCCTAATCGTGAGATTTGGAGACGGGATTTAATAATAATAGACGGATATGGAAACTTCAAAGATAAAAATATGTGGTCAAGCAGTCAAAGTGGGTTATTGTTATGCGACAGAGATAGCTTTCCACAACTATGCGGGTGTAACGATAGATAAGTTTGACGCGGAGAATCCTCAGCACACGGTTTATCTGATAATGGCCGCTATATTTGCGTATTATAATTCGAGCTCCCATGAAAGTGAATCACATGATTTGACGGATGATAGCCTCCTATACGAGGCAGCTCCTTCGGAGATAGTGGAAGCCATAAAGACAGTGTTGGAGCTCAGGCAACGCTGGTATGGCATAGAATTGCCAGCGAGCCAGGACGTGGAAGAAGATTCCGCTTCGGACTCTCCTGGGGGAAAAAACTGACAGACGCCTTCAGCATCTACCAGCTGGTAGTGGGTGAGATAGGGATCGGACGTGAAGATTTTCTTTACCGGATGTCTTTCTGGGAGATAAGGTTAGTGGTTCGTGGTTACAGGGAGCGCCAGAAAAACATATGGGAGGCCACCCGTTGGCAGACCTTTTGGTTGATGCATGTAGGAATGGCGGATACCTCTCGTGTGGATTTTGAAAGTCTCCTTCGTCTTCCCTGGGACCGCCAGGGTTCAACCTCCGAGCCGAGCCAGGAAGACATAGACCGGTTGCGTGAGAAGCTGCGGGCGTATAACAAGAGCATATCGAGTTCCATAAGTCGTTGATTTGCGGGCGCCGGAATAGGGGTTCACTTGAAAAAGTCGGGCTTCATGGCATAGGCTTTGCGGTCATGTACTAACGAGAATTGGATTATTGTGAAACGACTTTTAGGGAGGTCTCAAAGAGTAAGCAGGGGTAAAGCCTATACCCCTGCTGTTTTATTTTATTCATTTTTCCTTTTCCTGTGACGGCCAAAGCTTCTCGGCTGCCTTTTCGAAGTCCTTTATAACGTTTTCGGGCAGGACTTTGGCGTATCTCTGTGTCATAGTTATTGAAGAATGACCGAGCATTCGCTGTACGTTCTCGATGGAAGCTCCCGCAGCAAGCATAAGTGTAGCAAAAGTATGGCGTGCAAGATGCGAGTGCAGGGGTTTAGAGATTCCGGCCGCGATTCCGAGGGTTTTCAGTCTCTTGTCATATTCGTGAATGCATAGCACTGGGAGCCGTCCTCCGTTTCTCTGAATGATTTCCTTACACTGGCTGGTGAGCTGTGTGATATAGAGCGTACCGGATTTATTCCGATGCGCGATGCTGACATACTTTCCGTTGATGAGCTTGTAATCATCGAGTGAGAAAGTTTGGGTGTCAGCGTAAGAAATCCCGGTGTGCATTTGAAAGACGAAGAGGTCGCGTGCTTTCTGCATGGTCGTCCCTTGTTGTGGATGTATGCTTTCTATGGCCTTTGCCTCCTGAAGCGTGAGATAAGTAATTCCAGCGGCATTCTTTTCTCCTGTTGGGATGATCCCCTTCATTCTGACGTATGGGTTTTGTTCCAGTAGACCGAGTGCAATGGCCCTGTTAGCAAGCGCCTTGAGTCGTCTGTGGTAGTTATAGACAGCGGCGTCAGAGATACGCTGTGGCTGCTCTCCTGCGAGGATTCTCTTTTCTCCGATTTTCTTAGTTCTTTTTCTTAGCCATTGGTCGAATTCTATAATGCCTTCAGGTGTAAAGTCCTTCCAGGCCATCATGTGCCCGTATCGCTGCCATACGGACAAAAGTTGTTCGTAGTTCCTCTTAGTAGATTCTCTGATGTTGAGGATGGGTACTTGCTTTTCGGCCCAGAGGAAGAAATCGTTGTCATAAGCATGTTTTTTTTCAGCGGTTGTAAGCCTGAACCGGATGCTTTTTGGGTCGACGGTTTCTCCTGCTTCGACAGCTTCGGCAGCGAGCTGCAGAGCTCTTTTCGCATAAGCGGAGAGGAGTCTGTTGAGCTGATCGGAGTTGGGATGGTTGATGATCTCGCCGTTAAAGAGCTCCGATTTTTTGACTCTTATTCCAGTATTTATGTAGGTAGACTTTCTGTGGTTTGTGATTCTGAGTTCCACGGGCCCTACGTGCCCTTTAGGTGTGCGCCCCCTGTGATCAAAAACAATAGCGATAGTCATAATGCATTATGTTTACCCCGAAATTGGGAGATTGGGAAACATTTGGGAAAACAGCGGGAAAAAAAAGACTTTAACCTCCGCTTAGGCAGAATTCTGATACGCGAATAATAGTGTTGATATTCAGTATGTTATATTATATATCTAAATAATTATATTAATGACAAACAGGGTGCTTCAGAGCTTCCCGAGGATTCGGTCCATGACCCAATTGACGGGAGTAGCGCTCACACTCGTGCATTCACAGGTGCCGATACCTTGAAGATCTTCTATTACGGAACGAATGATAGGCAATTGCACATAGGGTGGATTGGGCACGGTGATGCTGCGCGTGCCGTCGCCGGTAATGAGCTGAATAGGGTCGTACTGATAGACCGAGAAAGCCATACGTCCCTGGTCGCCGATGACTTCCACCCGATCTTCCCGGGCACTCTTGTGACCGACAAAGCACCACGAAGCACTGCCGGGAAGGCCGTTTTCGAAAAGGAAGCAGGCACTAATAGAGTCTTCGGCCTTGTAGAGGTGGGCGCGGTTGGCACAATAGCCATGGGCGCGCGTGATGACACCGAACATGTTCTGCAGCAAGTCGAGCTGATGAGGAGCAAGGTCGTAGAAATAACCGCCTCCCCCTGCTATATCGGCCTGAAGGCGCCAGGGCAGATGCTTGCTGCTGCTGTAGTCGAGATCGCGTGGCGGCACCGAGAAACGCAGCTGGACATTGCAGAGATGACCCAGAGAACCACTGCGCACGATGTCGTTCACCCTCTGGAAGTAAGGCAGATATCGCCGGTAGTAAGCCACGAAACAGGGAACTCCCGTCTCTTTGCTCACACGGTTGATGCGCGCACAGTCCTCATAATTGGCCGCAAGTGGCTTCTCCACGTACACAGGTTTTCCCGCCTTCATGGCCATGATGGCGAAGGTGGCATGACTCGATGGGGGCGTGGAGATATAGACGGCATTGACGTCAGGGTCATCGATGACACGCTGTGCGTCGGTATACCACTTCCTGATATTGTGCCTTTCGGCGTAGGAACGCGCCTTCTGCTCATTGCGACTCATCACCGCTTCCACGTGCGAGCCTTCCACCTCATTGAAGGCTGGCCCCGACTTCTTCTCGGTGACCTCGCCACATCCTATGAATCCCCAACTGATAAGTTTCATGCCGACTGAATTATCCGTAGATGAAGTTGATGATGAACAGAATGGAGAGTATCACCAGTGTGGCGTTGAGCTCCTTCCATTTGCCGGTGCAAGCCTTGATGATGACATAACTCAGGATGCCGAAGCAGATGCCGTCGGCAATAGAATAGCAGAGCACCATGGTGATCATGGTGATGAAGGCAGGGAAAGCCTCGCTCACATCATTGAGCTCTATGTGCTTAACAGAATCTAT